TCAAGCTCCCTGCGTTTAGGGAGCATGTTTACAATAGCTTCTTCCGTCATACTAAACCATCCATTAAGTCACCAGTGCCTACACTACCCCACATGCGAGTACCTAAATTAGTGTAGATATCTTGTAGCTTTTTATCGTGGGCGACGCTAGTGATAACACTTTCGCTACCGTCTTCACGACGACGTACCAAAAATCTTGTACTAGGCTCAATCTGCCAAGCACCGTCATAAGGTTTTTTGAATATAATTAAAGCGTTTTGCTCTTCCATAACTTCCTCCTATTAAATAAGTTATACCTAAATTATACTAACGATCAATTACTTCACTAAGGAAGTTCGGGTACATCACTAGCTTTTTTAAACAGTCCGTCTTCTAGTATACCCTTGCGATCTTTGATCTCATCGTACGCTTGATTGACGCACTCCGTAAGGTTAAGTTCTAGTTGCTCAGCTAATACAACTAAGCAAACAAAGACATCACCGATACCGTCAGAAGTAGACCACTTGTCTCGGTACGCAACACCTTTCGCTAACTCACCTACTTCTTCAATAAGTTTAAGCATTTGTTTCTCTGGCTGTACGTCAGCGGTCAACAGTCCACGTTGCCTAGCCCAAGTAGTAATTACTTCTTCTAATAGATTTAAATCTCTTTGCATTATATTCTCCTATTTTCGTTATAGTGTATGGCGAGTAAGCCAACCACCATTCCAATTAAATTAACCACTACAAACAATAAAAAACTTAGTAGTAGCATCTTCATAAAACCAGTGGCTCGTTGTGACCACAAGTGAGCCAGTCTTGTAGTATAGAGTTACTCATGCCATAACTCTGGGTCTAAAACTAGTGGCTCGTCTTGACCACGAGTGAGCCAACCTCGCATATAAGGCACGGAGGATGCCTTGGTCGTAAGACAGCTGGGAAATGAAAAGTATTTCTAAGGAGGTAACCAACTGCCTTAATTTCATTTAAGATAAGCCTCCACAATTACCTCGTCTTTCTTGCGCTTATCATTATAACTTCGTACCTGCTTACCGCTGTTGTAGTAAGTGGTCATGTGGTGAATGTTTTCAGGTTTATTAATAGTTATTTCAATACCTGTAACAGCATTCATATCACGCTCACGAGCTAGTTGCTCTTCACGTTCTTTAACTTCTTCTTTATACTGTGTCATATGCCTACGAACTGCATGTATGGTTTCTTAGAGTAACCCTCTGGCATCCACTCAACCAACTCATCTTCCACACGACGTGGGTGATATCTAGCGTCAGTAGTTTCACCGTCATCATCATAGCCAACAATTACTGCCTTACCAGCATACGCTGTAGCATGCGGTGTCCAGTGAAAATATCGGTTATTATTTTTAAGTAAGCCTTCGTCATCAACGATAAGCATATTCTCATTATCTAAGGTGACAATATCTATAAGGCTAACACCCATCCAAACCTTAATACTTTTCATGTAATCATTAAGGGTAGGATAAGCAACTCTGATTTTTTCTTTAAAAGGGTCAATCAGTATTACCCTTAAACCATCTTTACTTTCTTTCATAACTCCTCCTATTTATTAAGTTATAAGTAAATAATAAGGTTGATCTAGCGGTAGGTAAAGGAAGGTGGGGCGATATTAACCCCACCTTACGAGGAGGTGATTTAAGCGATTTTAAGGGTCTTAACTCTTTCAATATCATACCTAATATCACTCATGGTGTATAAACCACTAGCGATTGCCTCACTAATAGTTTTACCATTAACAGCTTTGACACGGTCATTGTTTGCCTCAGCTGTTACTTTTTTACCTGTAGCAGTTAACACTGCGTCAGGACTAAATTTACCGAACTTAATCTTCGGTGTTACTTTAGCAGTTTTGGTTTGAGTCTTAGCACTGCTGAGCATTGACTTTTTAGTAGCTGTTTTACTAGCCATATCATTCTCCTATTAAATGGGTATATATAATATATACCATAGATATATGATAGGTAAGAGTGTGCGGAAAGTAAAGTATAATCTAAAAGTTTTATGTGAACCTATTGAGGTTTTTAATAGAGACAGGTCTGCCCCAGCTTTTACCACCTCTGTTCAAACGCATGCTATTAGTTTTTGAAAGTGAAGCCCTGTATGTGTTATCACTTCTAGCTTCAATTAACTCGGCTTGAGCAAGTATCGCAGGGTCAATAGGATACTCATCATAAGAACACGCATAAGTATTAGCAACAGTTTCACCTTCATGTATAGAGGAGGGACCTCCCTGACCCATTCCTGCTGCTTTGTATACGGATTTATATTGATTGTACTGCCATTCTTTTAGGCATTTTTGTGAGCAGTACTTCCTGAATTTAGTAACACCCTGTTTATATTCAGGGAGTTCCTTACCGCAGGAAGCACAGAGTCTAGACATCTTCAGGAGGAGGGCTACTGTATGTTTTAGGGGGAGCAGACACCCCCTCCTTTTGATGAGAACGTAGTCCACACTTCTCGCACTCTAATGCTTGAATTAAAGTACCAGCAACTCCTATTGAATAAGAGTCTCGCCAGTCGTGTGAACATGTGTCTTGATTAATCATTAACTTGCCTGCTGGGTAGTGTCATCATTTCTTTCATTAAAGTATATCCGCTAACAGCAGCACTAACAAGTTGAATACTACCACTAAGAGCAGCACCTTCTTGTGGGTCTGTCTCTGAGTCCAGTATTTTATTAACAGCGTCAGTTACTGTTTGGACAGCTTTTAGTAGCTCTTCATTTTCTTTAGTTAACATATTTTTCTCCTATAAAAATTAACTCTTATTAATATAACCTAACTCACTTAGATCCCATAACTTCATCAAAGGAACGTTCTTTAATTTCATAAACCTGTACGTCACGCACTAACACATCTGAAGCATTTAAGTTTACAGTATCGTAGACTGTATTGCTTTGAGTTTCTTCAAGTGTGACACGTTTCTCTAATCTTTCAAACTTACCCTCGTTAGCTTTTATAAGAGCTTCTTCAGGTGAGTTAGCTTTGACTGGATAAAAGTCCACTTGCATAATAGTGTAAGGGACATAGTAAGTGTTTAAATTTGGATTATCGTGCACAAGAGTAAGTTTAGGTTTTTTCATGTTAGTTCCTTATAAGTAAGTCGTGGCGAGGGTTGGGTACGCAACTGGTTTTAGCCCTCATTAAGTGTGCGTGTAGCTACTGTACCCTCACACACCACTAAGTTAAACTGCGTTTTATGGCGACTTGAGTTTCACACTTAGCACTTATGGGTTCTTCACCTCTTACAAAGTAGCGTTTTCCTTCTTGGCGTCTTTCGGCTTACGCTTAACCTAGTTTTATTTAAACTTAGATCTACTAAAGATAAAAGTTATTTCCTTAGATTATTATACTAGTCAAAGGCTCCTAGTAACCAAAAGACTAATAAATATCTGTCACCTTTTTTAACTGGCAAGCCACGGTGCAAGTGTGAGAAGCTAGGAAAGAATAAAGCATGACCAGACGGAAGTGGGTCAACAGTTCCTCTACCATGAAACTCAGTCCCTCCCCCTTCATACTCACCAGTATTTAGGGGAACTACAACACTGATATCTGCAGACGTATCATGATGCCAAGCACCTTGATTCTTATCAGCTAAGTTGTAGTTCGCTAACTGTATTGAGCCAGGACGGTCAACGTATCGTTGCCAGATGCTCATAAATACTGGGTTCATATAATTAAGTATTACCGACCACATATTATTAAACAACTCAGGACAACGGTCATGGAGCGTAATCTCTGGTATTTGACGGAGTTGGTCTTCGGTAGGGTTGACATCAAAGCCAAAAGTTTCTTCCATGTTTTTTATTTCGTCTATCATCATAGTGCAGAACTCTTCAGTAAATAAAGGTATAGAGTAAACATCTTTGACTTCTTCTTTTACATAATCTTGTACTATGTTTTTTATATCTACCTGAGCCCACTTGTCTTCATATTCTTGTATAGCTGGTTCACTTTCTTTGATGAGCTCAATGGTGGTTTTATCTATACACCAACTGCTATTTATACCCAGCATGGTGTTTTTTAATCTATAGGGAGCTAACTTACTATATTCAGGCATCTTCTTCTTTCCTAGGAGGGTTGATTAATTCAAAGTAAAAACGCTTTGCTTTGATAGCATCAGCGACAATATCCATCATCTCTGCTAAAGTTTGTTTATCACCGAAGACATCTTCTTCAGTCATAACGACAAGCTTCATTACTTGTTTGTGTTTATACTTTGTTTTCTTTTCTGACATTCTTTTTCTTCTTTTTACCAAAGGTTATTTTTATAACTTTATCAAGTCTGCCAGATTTTAGTATCTTATTTAAGTTTTGTTTCATAAACCTGTTCTAAATGTTAAATTAATTCTTTCTTCTGCCATGGGTAAGTCGGGCACCGCATGAGTGCAACGTAATTGACTTTGACCGTCAAACATTATGACGTCTCCATGTTCTAAAATATAGTGTGTTTCTTTTTTAAGAAAATTTTCTTTAAAATATATGTCACTGGTGTTAGTGTGATCTTTAATAGGGTTTTGATATTGCCTCCATGTAAACACTCTTGGCGCACCGTAACTCACTGATACAACGATATCTTCTGGTGTGGGTACAGTATCACTATGGTGAGGTATACCTTTTTCATCAGGGTATAAACCACACAAACAAAAAGTAAAAACTATATCTCTATCATACATAATGCTGGCAAGTTTTTCAGCTGACTCTTTTATACTGGGCATGAAATACCTGTTAGTCCACGGTTCAGGATCCATATGTTTACCAGCATACTCAAACGGTGCATCCCCAAAGCCACGAGACGGTCTACCATAGACCATACCGTTTTTAGTTTTACGCACAACTGGTTCATCCCAACGGTCAAACGTCGGATTGAACTGTTTCAGTGCTCCTTTTAGGTAGTGTATATTCGACATTTTCTGCTTCTTCTTTCTCTAATTCTATAACTTTACCAGTCGGTAATATTCCACCTGTTTCATGGTAAAGTTGTTTCATACGTTCTAGAACTTCTTCCTTGGACATAACGTCCACACGGTTGACAGTCAACTCACTGCGGTTAACATACAATCCTGCTGCTTTACCTCTAGCAACTTCCGCAGCCACTGCAGCAGACCATGCTCCATTACGCATAGCTCCTTCACGTATATCTTTTAAATCTATTAAATGAGTAGCTAAATCTAGTTCCACTTTTTGACTGGCTTTTTCTTGTAGGGCTTGAATCTTTTGTTGTACTAGAGGGTTTTGGTCACTAGCTAAAACATACCCTGCTTTAGTTGCATTCTTCTCGCTGTAGCCTGCATCGATCGCTGCTTCTTTTTGCGACATACCCTTTGCGACGTTCTGTGCAAATTTTTGCTGTTTAGGTGTTAGTTTTTTCTTCTTCATTCAAATATCTAAAAGCCATTAATAGTCTAAGATTATTTTCTCTACGCAGTTTATAACTTTCCTGCGTGTCGTTATTTTTACTTAACAACATAATTTCAAAAGGAATAGCGTAAAAGTTTTCCTTATAAAATTCTTCAATGGTTTTTATACTCATAGACATAGTATAACTTAATTCGCTCTAACTATTTTCTTATTTTCTAAATCAAAGATAGGAAGTTTATTGAAGACTTCAAAGGAACAATCTAATATAGCTTCAACAACTAAGGAATCACTTTCGTTAAGTGGTCCGACAACTTTAATACGTATGTGTGGATCTACCTTTTTACCTTGAGCGTGTTCGTGAATAATTAGAGGAAGCACTGGGTAGTTTAATCTTTCAGGATCATAACCAAAACTTTCTATAGTTTCTCTAAATGATTCTAAATTTATATTTCTGTTGTAGTCGTGTTTTTCTGCGTGGTTGATAGCTTTAACTAAATCTTCATAAAGCATAACTCTAGGTTCCTTATAAAACCTATCCTCCATGTTTATAAAATCGTCTCTATCTATACTCATTTGACTCTCCACACTCTTAACTTTTTAACCCCATCTTCATAAACTGTTCTGGTGGTTAGTTTAGCCTCATGTCTTTGACCGTAAGCAGATGCTGCAGTTCTTAACCGTACAACTTCTCTTTCGTCTTCGTATGTAATAGCGAAACTGTCACCGACATCAAGTCTATGAAAGCTCCACTTTTCTCTGTAGTTTGGGGGTGGTACTTTTATATTAGTTTCCACTTCTGGTTTCATATAGTTCTCCTATAGTTAAAGTATATATATTATAGTAGATCGTATAAATAAAATAGGGATGATGTATAAAAACTTTAAGCCTTTTTAAGCGTTTGATCTACTAACTTAATAGTAGGGTAGCCTTTATTAAATCAAAGCCTTATAGGGCGTCACAGTAAGCCTAGTAATTGCCATCGCTATAAAAAGGTACTTTAAATACTTTAACACACCTGTATTTTGAAGTTTTATTACGCACAGCTTTGATAACACATTGAGCTATTTGATCACGATGTTTTTCTATCCACTGATAAAAATCATCTTGCTTGGATAATGGGTGGTTAGTATCTACTTTCACTAGAAGTCGTGCTGGCGTTCCTTTAACTTCCTTTGGGTTATGGTAAACCATTTCCCAAAGGAGTTCGTAGTTGTCTTCAGCCTTTTTTAACATAACCTAATTTAATATCATACTTGATATCGTTCAAGTTTAATACACCTTTGTCTAAAACTTCCTGAATATTTTTTACACCTTCATACTGCTTCATACGTTCTTTATTCTTAGCAGACATAGGAACTTTATCAGTACGAGTAAGTTTTTGACTTGTATCATAAGGGTCACGTGCTGTTACCACATTACAATAGTTGTTAGGTTTAGGTATGTCAACTTTAGTTTGATAGTTGCGTTTCATATCCATATCCTCAGGCTCTACAGCCTTTTTAAGTAGCACATTCCACAACTTACGTTGTGAGTCTTTACGGTCACGGAACTGTTTTACTTTCCGCTTGGTGTGTAAATTATAAACCTCAACTGCTGCATCTGGTTTAGGTATGCTGTTCATCTCAGAGAAGATGTCAGGGTCGCCTATGCGAGGACAGTTTATAATCTTATGAAGATCTTTCATCTTAACCTTAACCACCCTCTGATAATCAGGGGTGGTAAGGCATAAGAAGTAATACTCCTTACTAGAGTCAAAGCTATGCTGCTTGCGCATACTCGATAGCTTTAGTCATAGCACGGTTTTTAAGTGAAGCACGAGCACCGAACCAAGCGTTATGCATTGCTGCGTCACGGTCATGACCCCACTTATGGTCTACGACGTAGGTAACTGCATTAACAGCACCCCACCAAGTACCCTTAGAACTTTTAAGGTTAGCTCCAGGTTGCTGCTCAAGAGCCTCGTATACCTTATAAGGTGTACGCTGAAGTTTCTCTAGAGTATCTAGTCTAGTTTCAATAGCTTTGGTTTCACTAGTTTTAGCACTTTCTAGTAGTATCTTTTCTTCCATAGCTAGTTTAGGTTGCATAACATCCGCTATGTAGCTAACAACTTTATTTTCGTTGTATTGTTTACTACTAAGAAACTCAGCACTTTCTTTATACTCATCAAGGCGAGTACTAGCCAAGCCTAGAGCTTTTTCTGCAGATACTATAAGTTCTTGGTCAAACACTTTAGTATGTGGCATTTTAAATGCAGGCTGAGATCTATCAGCTAATGCCATTGACAAAGTATTATTACAAACCACACGGACTGGTGTAAACCTAATCTCGTTAGACTTACCCCACTCATGGGACACGGATACTAATAAGTAGCCCTCAACTCTGTCGTCACCAGCTAGAGTAAAGCCGTCATTAATTTCAGCTAAACCCCATATCTGCCTACCACCACGTAAAGAACCTGCAGTGTGCATATTCATATCACCAGCGTCGGTAAACTTTTTAAAGAATGTAAAAGCATCCGAGTTTTGAGTAGGTATGAAACGTTTACCACACGGTCCTAGAATACTATTATCACTATCACGGACAAGCATATAGTGATCATCAGACATAATAAGATCGTCAGCTACCTCGCTGTCCGCATTATTATATGTGAATATATTACGCTTACTCACTGACCAATCAAGGTTAGCTTGTTTAAGCATCTCTTCTGGTGTAAGGTCACCACCGACTTTAACACCAAGCCCATGCCAAGGTACTTCCCCAGCGTAAGCCATAGTCTCAATATTATGAGCCATAGTTTTCTCCTATAAATGCCTAGCAACTATTTACTAGGTACTTATAGTTTACTTAGAACTACTAATGATTAAAGGATAATCAAGTAATCAGGTAGTTTTCTTTACCATCTCCCTCTTCTGACGAGGTAGGTAGTCTTCCCAACACCTCACTACTATTAGTTTTTTCTCAACCTCTGTATACGTGTTCCATTCCCTAATCTCTGTGGCAGTCCTACCACATCCTTTACAGGTGCGAGTCCCCCACTGAGTAACAGTGCACAGACCAATACAAGGCGAGTCATGTAGACTAGTAGTTTCGTGTAATGCCTTTTGCGTCATCTTTACTCCTGATGAGTCTTACTTCTCTTTCTTTGAGCCAGTTCCTCATCATGTTCTTACGTTCTATTTTACTAAGATTAGTATCCTTCAGTAAAGCATTATAAAACTCAGTATATAAGTTATATCCTCGGTAGTAATCTCCTGCTCCTAAGTGATTAAACCTAACAATCTGCCAGACACGTTGTTTTGAAACTTTGAATTTAGCACCTATTTCTTCAAGAGTTAAGTCTGTATTTAGAGTTAACATGAATATTTCAAAATACTTAGTTCTTTGTTTCTCTCTTTTACTAGCCATTAAAATACTCCTTATAATTAGTTAATGCTTCGCCCCAGCTAGTGCCTAGCTCTGCGTCAACTTTATTAGGCACCACCAAGGGCACACAGTCCGCCATAATCTGTATTATTTTTTCACAAGTTTCTTTACTGTCAACAGAGATATCAAGCTCATCGTGAACTTGCGTGTGGGCTAGTATGCCTTC